ACGTATAACGGTTCGTGGGACGGCTCTTTCAAATGGGCATGGAGCAATAACCCCGCGTGGGTCTTCTTCGACTGTGCTACTGAACCGCGCTTCGCTCTGGGAAACAAGATTAACGCGTCCATGCTGGATAAGTGGGAACTGTACCGCATCGCGCAACGTTGCGACCAGCTTGTACCAGACGGTCGTGGCGGCGAAGAACCTCGCTACCTGTGCGACGTCTACATTCAGGGTCGTGAACAAGCCTGGACCGTCCTGAAGGACCTGGCGGCTATCTTCGCCGGGATGACGTTCTGGGGTGGCGGAATGCTGAACGTGCTGTCCGATCGTCCTGGCGATGTGAAGCAGGTGCTGACCCGCGCGAACGTGGTGAACGGCAAATTCCAGCGTCACGGCGGCAGCGGGCGCAACCGTAGAAGCGTGGCTAACGTGTCATGGGATGACCCGGCGAACCATTACCAGACGAACGTGGCTGTCACGCCTATGATTGAGCTTGTGAATCGCTACGGATGGACTGAACCTCTGGAGCTGTCGGCGATCGGCTGCACTCGCTTGGGTGAAGCACAGCGTCGCGGAAAGAACGCGCTTATCACCAACGTGACCGACGGGACCACGGACTTCAGCATCGGCATGGAAGGGATCGAATTTATGCCGGGCGACATTATCGGCATCGCCGACGATACATTCAGCGGCGGACAGTTCGGCGGGCGTATCGTTCGCGCAAGTGGCGCGCGCTCTGTCATCCTCGATCGACCAGTTAACGAAGTGACGAAGGCGAACGACTGGATCCTGTTCCGACAGGCCACAGACCCGGACGTTTCACGCTTCCAGATCGCGTCCATTTCGGCTGATCGCAAGACCATCACCGTGACGACTGACATCCTGAAAGGCGTAAACCCGTTCACGCCGTGGGTCGTCGACACTCAGGCGATCGCCATTACCCAGCATCGCGTGATCTCCGTTACCTGGAACGAGCAGGACAACACGTTCGACTGTGTGGTCCTGAAACATGACCCGTCAAAATATGACGCGGTTGACTTGGGCGCTCACCTGGATGACAGGCCGACTACCCTGATCCCGCCGGGATTCATGGAAGTTCCGAAGAACATCCAGATCACCAGTTACGAAATGCTCGTTCAGGGTACGCGTCAAACTGTCCTTAGAACTACATGGGACAAGGTGAAGGGCGCGGTGGTGTACGATGCCCAGTGGCGTCGCGACAATAATGACTGGATTAACGTTCCTTCAACGTCGACAGAGGGATTCGAAGTTCAGGGGATCTTCTCTGGCGATTACTGGGTCCGCGTTCGTGCGACAAACAGTTCTGGCGTGTCATCCCCGTGGGGGGAGGCCGTTAAGACCGGAATCACTGGTCGCGAAGGTGCTGTTCCTGTTCCGCAAGGTCTGAAGGCTACCAGTCAGAACTGGGGCATCAAATGGAACTGGCTCGCAGGTCGCCAGGCTGACACGTCTGACATCGCGTTCACCGAACTGGAACACTCAGTCAAGGGACTGTCCGGCTATGGCCCGTTCACGCTCCTGACGACCGTGGCATTCCCTGCTGACTCATTCGTTCAGGATGGTCTTGCCTTCGGTCAGTATATCCGCGTCCGCGCGCGTTACGTTGACCGCTTAGGGAATAAGTCAGACTGGTCGGCAGTGGTTGAGGGCAACGCTAACGAAGACGCTGGCGACTACCTGGCTGGCATTACCGACGACCTGATGACGTCGGAAGACGGCAAGGAGTTAATGAACCAGATTAACACCATGCCGGAAGCGGTCTATGAATCCATGCTGACTGACTACAAGACCCTTCTGGACGTGAAGGCTGGGGAAGGTAATCAGGTCGCCAGAATCCAGATCGCCTACAACGTGGCAGTAGAAGCGAACGAGGCCGTCGCGCAGCTTGAAACGCTGGTCGGTTCACGCATCGACGACGCTGAAGCGGCGATTCACACGCTACAGACCGCCCAGGCATCCATCGAGCAGTCATTCGCGCAGTATCAGCAGACAGTAAGCGCGAAGTTCGGGGACGTTCAGGCGTCGTTCGATGAACAGGGAAACCTGATCGACGCCCAGGGGAACCGCATCACTCAGCAGGGAGTCAGGATTGACGACCAGGGCCGACTGATTGACGCGCAGGGTAACAGGATCGCGCAAGCTGAAGCGGCTATCAGCCAGAACCAGACGGCGATCGCGAACGCTAACCAGGCGCTTGCTACTTACAAGACTCAGGTGGCAGCCCAGTTTAACCAGCAGTCGGCAGCTATTGAGCAGAAGATGACGTCGCAGTTCACAGCGACAGGCGGTTCGGCGATCTACAGCCTGAAGGCTGGCGTGACCTATAACGGCGTTTACTATGACGCCGGGATGACTCTGTCCACCATCGCCAGCGGCTCAGGAGTTAAGACACGCGTGGCATTCAAGGCTGACCAGTTCATCATCGCTCACCCTACAACGGGCGGCCTGTTCGCGGCGTTTGCTGTGGTGGGGAATGATGTGTTCATCGACACGGCACGAATCAGGGCGGCGTCCATTTCGTTCGCGCAGATCTCCGACACGCTTCAGTCGTCGAACTTTGCATCCGGTCAGAACGGGTGGAGACTCCTGAAGAACGGGACCTTCGAAATTAACAGCGCCAGCGGTAACGGTCGCCTGTTAATCCAGAATAACCAGATCCTTGTTTACGATGCCTCTGGTCGTCTTCGTGTTCGTTTTGGTCTGTGGTAATATCGGCCCCTTCGGGGGCTTTTTTTATTGGGGGTTATCATGCCGCAAGGCTTGCAAGCTTGGGACGCGTCAGGGCGTATCGTGGTGGACCTGGGGGACTATTCGACAAGGTTCGTGACGTCGATAAGTCCGACTCTTGCCGCTGGTCAATCAGCAATGCAGATCGCTGTCTCTGGGATTACTGACACAGGGCATTTTGCCGTAATCACAAAGGGTAACAGTTCAGTGGTGTCTGGTTTACTTATGACTGAATTGACGGCTGTGACGTATAACGGCGGAGTGTGGCTTATAGGCATCACCGGGGCTTACACTGTGGCCCGTCCAGTTGTTATAGATATTTACGCTTTCGTGTAGGGGGTTCAATGTCAGGTTTTATGGTATGGAACGAATCTGGTGTTGTGACAATTAATTCAGACCAGCGGCACACCGTTGTTACTGGTCAAAAGTCACCTGGGATTATTGACGTCGGCGGGATCGCTGGGGCGACGCCTTTCGGTGATCTAAAGGATTTAGGGAACCTTACGCCAGCGGACTACCCGGTCGAAAATAACATCTATTGGTTCAGGCTTAACACTAACACCTGGTGCTTCCCTGGAGCGTGGATGTTTAAGCCTGGCACTGTGCAGATTATCACATCGTCAAGGACCGCCGCTATGACGTCCGGGCTACTTGACGTTTATAACGCCAGCGGTGGCCTTATATGGTCGGCGGTATCAGCCCAGCAGATGCCCAGAACAAGGCAGATCGTAAGGGTGACGGCGGCGGCAGATAACGCGGTCGCCAGTGTCACGCCTGGTTTTAGTCCGTGGATCTTGTTAGGCGCTTGCCCCGGTAACGCCAGTTATGACGGGGAAACTACAGGTTACGCTGGAATGGTTTTCCGATGGACCGGAACACAGTTACAATATGCATGGATTAGAAAGAACCAGCCCGGAACATTCGCCGCTACCTTCGGCGGAAGAGGTGGGTTAAACATTCCGTTAGCTGAATTCCCTGGGAGGTAGATCAGCATGGCACAAGGTACAATCAAGGTAACAAACGGTAGCGTCGACGTTGTCGGGACCGGGACGGCATTCACCAGCATGAAGGCGGGCAGCTTCCTAACGTTCGTCCTGACTGGCGTGGCGTACACCGTAGCGATCGACAGCATTCAAAGCGCCACGGCGCTGAAGCTGGCGGTTAAGTTCGACGGACCGACTACCAGCGGCGTAGCGTTCAATGAATCACCTGTCGGTTCTATGGCTCTGGCGACGATGGGCGTCACCGTTCAGGCCCAGAAAGCGCTTCGTATGATGATCGCCGATCAAACGAACTGGCGAGAAGTGTTCAGCAATAAGCAGACCATCACTGTGACCCTCCCAGACGGAACGCAGTATTCCGGCTATTCGTGGGGCTACATTAGCGACATGCTGAAGACGATCGACATCCCGGCACTGGAAGCTATTCGCGATCAGACTGTGGCGGCTCGCAACCAAGCCCAGACCTACGCGACTAATGCTTCGAACTCAGCGACGGCAGCCAGCACAGCGAACACTGGCGCACAGGCGGCGAAGACGGCAGCGGAGACAGCCAGAACTGGAGCGCAGACGGCTCAGCAGGGAGCGGCGGCATCGGCAACCACGGCAGGGACAGCGGCTACCACAGCCACCAATAAGGCCACAGAAGCCACTAACCAGGCAGCGCTGGCGAAGCAGTACGCCGACAGCATCAACCCGGCTAACCTGCTGGCGAAGGCGAACAACCTGTCAGACGTTCCAAACAAGGCCACTGCCAGAACTAACCTTCAGTTAGGTCTGAATGACTCGCCTGAATTTTCCGCCATTTACGCCAGGGCAGGGATCGAGGTCAGGACGCTGTCAGATGGAACTGGACCTTCTGGCTCACTGGTGGCGCGCAGGGCTAGCGCGAACGGCACGACGATCGTGTCCAGTGAGAACCGCGCTAACTCTAACGGGTCAGTAGAATGGATTAAGCGCGACTCCGCTGGTACTCCGCGAGGGGTTACTCTTACGGAAGATAACTATGTCCAATATAACGGCCTTGTCCCGGCCCCTCCATCCCTTGAAATTGGCTTCAAATCAGGCGTGTCGCCGTCTTATGTCGATTTTCATTATGACGCTTCGAAGGGGTATGATTATTCCGCGCGAATCATCTGTGATGGGATGAACTCAGAACAGCGTGGTGGCGGTAATTTGAGGGTGTATTCTGGGTTCACCCAGCTATCATCACTTTCCCAAACAAACATCACTGGCGGAAGGTTTTATGTGAACACCAGCGACACTGTATTCGCCACACAGGTCGGCATGGCTAGCGGTAGCATTCAGGTCCCGGCTGCTGCTGACGTTACAGCCCCGATCGGCGCAGGCCTTCGTGGGATTCATGCTGGTGCTGATTCGGCGAACTTTAACAACGCGTCAAACATCAACCTTTACTCATGGTATGGGATCGGGTTCTGTACTGCTTACACGTCACCGACGAACGGCGTGATTCAGGGTAAGCCAGCGGTTTACATTAACACGCGAGATGGAACACTTAACGCGAAGGGGTCAGTCCAGGCTAACGGAGTCACGCTGACTTCAGACTGGAACGCGAAGGAAGAGGTCAGCATCATCGACCCTATGGACGCGCTGGACAAAATCGGTCGTCTTGATGGGTACAAGTTCCGCTATAAAATGTCCGACTCGAAGCGGCTGACCGCCGGGGCGCTGGCTCAAGATCTAGATCTGGTTATCCCTGATCTGGTCATCAAGCCTGAAGCGACGCCAGCGGTAGATGTAGACGGTAACGTCATTATTGACGAGGAAACTGGGAAGCCTGTGAATGATGGAGATAGCTACCTGACCGCCGATTATATGGGTCTGATCGGCTACCTTCTGGCGGCTGTGAAGGGCGCGAAGCTTAAGGTCGAAGCGCTGGAAGAAAAGGTCCTGTCTCTGGGTGGGGATTCTGAATAACAAAAGGGGCCGAAAGGCCCCTATTTTTTGTCCGCTTTCCTGTGCTTCCACTCCGCCCAGAACACGAATCCCATTCCAATCACGTAGGCCACTAACAGCCACGCTGTGACAATCAGGAATGGCTTCATTCAGTCACCGTGATCACGTCATGCCACTGGCAGCCCAGGACGCCGGACAGCTTCAGGCAAGTCTCAGGTGTAGGGACTTCCTTACCAGCCTCATACTGGCTGATGCGTGGCTGGCTTACGCCTGACTGGATGGACAGCGCGCGCTGTGACAGACCAGCTTTTTCGCGCAGTTCTTTAATGTTAGTGGTGATCATTGTCTATTTCCTCTTCCGTAATTTGTGAGGGCCATATTATCACGGCCCCGTTATTATTGTCTAACCGTTATCAGAACGGAATGTCATCGTCGAATCCGCTGGTCTGCTGCTGGCGCTGTGGCGCTTGCTGCTGTGGCTGGCGCTGTGGCTGCTGTGTCTGCTGACGTGGCTGTGAAGGCTGCTGTGGTTCACCCCATCCGCCGCTCTGTGGCGTCTTCTGACCAAAGAGAAGTTTAGGATCTACCATTTCAAGGGTGATGTAGGTCTGCCCGTTATTACCTTCGCGCTGGTCGATGTTAAGCGCGTCAGACTGGATGGACACGATCTTACCCTTCACCAGGATGTCGTCATAAAAGGAGATCGCCGCCGGGGTCTTCGCGAACAGGGTGGCCTTGTAGTTCGTGTAAACGCGTTCGTTATTCTGTCGGCGATCCTTGAACGATTCGGACATGTCCACGCCGTACATAACATACGTCCCGTTATTATTGCTTCCTTCCTTGCGGAACACGTCGCGGCGAATCTCGCCTGTGATAATGTGTGGCATAACGTTAAATCCTTAATATGCGGCCCGCTGTGGGCCGCTAATAGTTTAGAAGTCCCCGAATTCGCCTTCTTGCGCTTGAGCGTACTGTGGCGGTCCTGGCTGGATATTTTCGCCTGTTTCCGGCTGAACCACAACCGCGCGCCCTTTCCTGGCGTTCCCACGGTCGTCTGGGTTAAACTTAACCGTCCCGGCGTTTTCCAGTTCGACCTTGCGCTTCGTGTAGGCGTCACGAAGGATCTGGAGCGATGCCCGGTCATTCGCGAATCGTTCGGTGATCTCTCTGGACATGCCGTTCAGCGCGCCGATATCAGGAGCTTCCATCATTTCACGCTTCCAGTCGGACGCGGTCTTGATAGCCTTCACGCCGTCGTCGTCCGTCGCGTTCAGGTCGAAGATCGACATCTTCGCATAGCGTCGGGCGTATGTGTTCGTGGACCCGAACCCTTGCGCGTCGTTTTTAGCCAGCGGGATCTGTGTCTCAAAGGTCATAGACTGACCGGATTCGACGTGTATCAGGATGGTTTCCAGGATCAGGATATCCTTAGACTGATACTCTTTATGAATCGGGCATTGAATCAGGACAAGCCCGGCCTCTGTGAGCGCCGGATTAATGGCTTCAGCCACTGCTGTCAGGTCGGCGTAAGTGCTTCGCGTGTTGTTCTTGTTCTTCTTCGGGTCGACGACCAGGCGGCGACACTCAGCGAACGCCTTCAGCACTTTGTCGGATGGGGTGGATAAAATCACTATAAAACTCCTTCTGTTTTGGCTGGCGTAATATACCAACATATTACGCCTGACACAATATTATTTAGCTGTTTCCAGATCTTCCCAAAGGTGCTTAAACTCACGTTCAACGTAGAACGGAGGGTCCAGATCGATCGGATTCCCACCGCCGTATGTCGTCCAGTGGTTATTGTCCTTCGCGAACTTGTACATCGCCAGCGCCTGGCGAAGCGCCGCTGTCCCGATAAGCAGGGTCTTACGCGTCATGCGGAACTCTTCAGGGATGAACGGCGCGTCCTTTTCCTGTGCCAGCAGAACGACGCCTTTCGGATTGCGTCCCCACACTGCCCTGAACGCGTGGAACTGAAGCGCCATTTTCATATGGTAGCCCAGATCGAACGCCTTCCGGCGGAACTTGTCAGTCTGACATGAATCCGTCGTTTTGTAGTCCCAGATCTCACCGTCATCTGTCAGGCGGTCCCAGCGGACCTTAACCTTCACGCCGAACAGTTCGAAGAAGACAGACACTTCAGACTTACCGCCGTGAATGACGCGGTGATACTGTGGGTTATTCAGGATGACTTCGCGCATCCTCATACACTTGTCGAAGTCCTCCGCCGGGACCTGTACGCGTTCACCTGCTTCTTCCTTCGCAGCCTTCTCGACCTCATGCCAGAAGACAGGCATCACTTCATCACCGCCGTTTTCCTGGGAGGAAATGACAGCCTGACGGATTGTTTCCGCCAGCGCTACAGGATCGCTATTTGAGCGCCCGGCAAGTCCGCGCTCTTTGGCCCAGCGTTGCATGGCAGCCACAGACGTCAGTGGCGCGAAGGTGACATTCCCTTCGTCGTCGCGGGTCGTGTAGTCCTCTGGGCAAGGCATACGGAAGAACTCAGCGTCGAAGCGCTCAGGCTCAAGCATCATAGCGTGTGACGTGGTTCCAAAGACCAGAGCCTTCGACTTCTGCTTCTTCTCTTCGCTATCCTCATAGCGCCACTTTGCCAGGCAAAGCTGGTACATCTTCCACAGTGACGTACCGCTGATATGGTCTTCGTCCTTGTGGTAGTCTTCGTTGCTCAGTTCATCAGCGTAGAAGATGATTGGCTGATATGGCTCCGGTGCTACTTGATCGATAATCTGGTCTGTCATGTTATTTTTCCTCTGCAAATAAAAATGGGGCCTTCTATCCGGCCCCTGTAATATCTCACTCTGTGATTACGCCGTCAAGATACCAGCGCATAAAAATCATAAAACTTTTCCATCCATAGCAGACGACGCCAAACCCGCCGCCTTTGATGGACTTCACCAGCCATTCAGATTGTTCTTCGCTTACCGATGAAGCCAGTGTCTTCGTGGCCCGTTTTAACTCCACGGCGGCGAACCCGAACCGCCCACAGTGGGACCTGTGATTCACTTGGATGTCACTCGCTCCCTTCTCAAGCCCCATCTGGCGAAGCTGGCTTCGGTACTGCGCCGGAAGGTCTGCCGACTCGTTCACGATATGGCAGATCGCGACGTCCTTCCAGTGCTTACGCCAGTGGCTAGCACAGTCTATCTGGTGGAGCTTTTCGACGCGCTTGTCGGTCTTGTCCATGCTGTAAAGTTCGTAATATCCAGCGGGGTTCATGGACAGAGCCAGCGGGATCCTGTTCTTGTCAGATATCAAACGATTCATCTACAAATACCTTTCGAGTAATAACGTCTTTACGACCATTTTCCACCTTGCGATGGGTCACTTTTACCGGAGCCATAAATTTATGGATGTGTCCCATTAACGCTTTAGCGTCCCTAATCTTCGACAGCGCGGCGCGCTCTTTCGGGTCAAGAACGTGCTTGTTAATCCCATTGTTGCGCCAGTGCATCCTGGCCCCTGGGTTCGTGCTGCCGGGCCAGAATATTTCCCATGCTCTGAAGGTGGCTTCACCCTGGTTCCCGATGTCATAGCAGAACGCCAGGCCCGCGCCGTCCTTCGTCGGCTCGATCTTGAATCCACGGACGTTGACGAAGTCGTCCTGTGTGTAGTTCTTCCGGTCAAGCTGCTTGTTAGGGTCAATCAGGCGCGCGCCACAGCCACGGCAGAACCGCGCGACAATGTCGTTTTCCACTCCACATCCGGCCTGAATGAATTCACCGCGATCGCCGTGGACGTCTTCGCACACGCGGGACTTCCAGAAGTATTCACAACGCGCTTCGCTTCCGTCAGGCTGGGTAATCATGTTCGAACAGCGGCGGGCATGTTCGCCGTTCTGGTGTCCACAGTCTGGGCAGTGTTTATATGACGCGTCGCGGACGTCCTTCACGTACTGGTATTGTTCAAGCATCGGAGAGAAGTAAAGTTCAGCCAGGCAGTCCATAGCCCCGGCGTAGTCCAGAACCAGGTTGTTAATCTTCACGATGCCAAGTTCTACGTGGTAATCCTTCAGTTTGCGCATACCGCGCCCGATAAGCTGGGTGATTAGCGTCAAGCTGCCGATCCTGCGAAGGATGACGATCGTGTCCCACGGCGGAACGTTTACGCCAGTGGTAAGACATCCAACCTGGAAAATGAATTTCAGTTTCCCGTCATAGGCCTCTTTCAGCATCAGGCGGCGGTCTGCCTTTGAGGTCTTGTCTGTCACAATCCCATAAGAGACATCCGGCGGAAGTGCGGCGGCAGCTTCGGCGCAATGCTTTTGCCCGGCACACGTAACCAGCACACAGTTGCGGTTCTTCGTCTTCTCGACCACGTCCAGCATGATCTTCTGTGTCATGCTGCCCTGCGCAAGAATGCGCTTTTGCATTTCGTTTAGCTGTGCGTCGCTGAAGTCCCCAGCGCCGTCATTACCGTCACTTTCGAACCCTTCCAGATCATAGGTCATTTCTTCGTCGATGGTCCCGAAGTCAGTCGGAACTACCGCGCCGAAGTCGACCAGGTATTCCGTGGAAATATCCACGATGACCTTACGCCAGAAGCCTGGAGTCGACATGTCCGTGTTAACGATCGGCTGTATGCCACGATAGTCTGTTCCGGTGTACCCGATGACGACTAGAGGCTTCCCGTACTTTTCCATGCATCGGCGCTGTAGTTCACGTATGATAAGGGTGTAGCCTTTACGTCCGGCGTCAATCATCTTTTCAAGCGTGTCTTCTGGGTGGAATGCCCGGCCCTTCTTCTGGACCATAGTTTCCTGTGAGTCGACCAGGTCGTCGACGTCGACATGGTGGCATTCATCGATCGCCAGTATGCGCGGGACGTAGTCCTTCAGTCGCTTGTTCAACGCATTAACGACGGTCCCTTCCGACCCGACAATGACAGGGTAAAACGTGGACTTTCGACCCAGCGACGCGCAGAAGATGGAATTCTCTACGCCGAAGTTAAGCATTTCGGCGGCGTCCTGCTCGACGATCTCACCCTGACGGGAAAGAACCATCATTCCCCAGTTAATCTTTCGAGCGCGGCGCGCCAGAAGTGAGATCAGCGTGGTCTTACCTGCTGACACGGCAGCCTTGATAATGAACGGGGCCTGATAGCCGTTTATCTCTTTCGATGTCTCGTTGTGCGTGGCCCACTGGTAGGAATACGGTTCGTATGGGGTCAAGCCTACGCCAGCCTTCAGGCGTGACAGGTCCATGTCTGCGATCTGTTCAGTAATAGACTTTACCAACATGTTTTTTGTCCTTGCGTTAATGAATGTTCGGTCGTATTCTGTGCCCGTAATATCGATATGTCAAGGGGTATAAAGTGGCGAGTTACGATAAAACTGAAGTCCTTCAGGCGATGCTGACCAGGTGGCCTTCGGCCCTTGCGGAGCTGTGCGGATGGTCTGCCGACACGTTCAATGAACGAAAGCATTCATCATGCCCGGTCTGTGGTGGGAGGGACCGCTTCAGATGGGGCCATAAGAAGCCGAAGCAGCGCGATGAGGGGTTCGCCTGGTGCAATCAGTGCGGAAGTCACGACGGGATATGGTGGTTCAGTAAGGCTCGGAATCAGTCGTTCGCTGAAGCCATTAACGATCTGGGTGAGTGGATAGGCGGGATGACCGTCCAGCAGTTCGACAACGTCGCGAAGAAGGCGAAGGCGATGTCGAAGACGGTGGAGCGTCCGACGGTCCGCATAAGCAACGAACAAGCCGAAGAACTGCTATCCCGCCCAGCGAAGGAAGGGTTCGTCTATCTGCCTTGCCACGAAGTGGTAGACGGTGACATTCAGGCGCGCCCGGTCAACGTTGCGCGGGTAGGGAAGGACTTCAGCGTCACCTTCGCCGCTGGTCGTGCATTCCCTGATTCACCGACCACGTTCACCTGGGGAAGCGTGACACCAATCAACCGGAAGCTTGACGGGTCGCCTGTCTACATGATCGAGGATCTCGATCTAGGTCTTGAGATAGCGGAGCGCCACGACCGTGAAGTGTGGGTCGCGTGGGGATGTCTGAACATGCTGGAAGTGTCAGGCCGATACACTGGCGAGCGAGAAATCAGACTGGTGACTGTGGACGCTGACGATTGCGCGCTTTTCTCTGGTGACGCTGCCGGGCGTCCGGCGTGGGGAATCGCCTGTTTAATTTATTCTTGACGGCGAATAATGTCTTCGCCTATATTACGCAGACCACATAACGGAGGATTTAAGATGTTACAGTCAAGAACAGTTACAGCCCGTAACGCCGGGGAATTGATTCGCACTATTTACGACAGCCTTGTCATTAGTCACGACGTCATTGTCAGCACGAACGCGCCAGCAGTATCAGCGGTCATCATCGACTCAATCGTGAACTATGGGACGATGGGGTTCAGCGTTACCAGGAATAACAAGTTCAGCCTGAAAGCTGTGGCTACTTTCCTGGCGTCATCGTTAGAAATGAAGGGGCCGACGGCGAAGTTCGTCACCATCGCGCCGAAGCACATCCAGATCGGAACGAAGCTTCCGGCGGCTGTGACGCGTATTATCGTGGACGACGCGGCTGTGTTCCTTGGTGAAGTTATGGCGCTTATCGAAAGCATGAAGGAAGAGGCAAAATGATAGCAGACGAAATACACAAGCTGGCGAAGGGAAGCCAAATCCTGAACAAAATGTTCACAGAAGCAATTATCGAAGCAATGGACAAGATGTTCTTCCAGCTTCAAGCTGGATATCCACCTTCAACAATTGAAGGGCTGAAAAACTGCGACCAGGAAGAGGTCGTCATATTCCTTTGCACTTACCACAAAATAAAAATGGAACAGGAACGAACCAAATGAAAGACGAACACGACAAGGTAACGATCGACTGTCTGGACGCCAACATTCCGAAGCGTTCAAGTCTGGTAATGGACGCGCTGAAGTCTATGAAACTGGAATGCGTCAGCGATGTGGAAGCGCAAATCGGACAGCCTGAAGACATCGTCAGCGGGCGCGCCTGGGCCGGGAGTAAGACGCCGGACCGGAAGCGCTCAAAGTGGGAAACGCCGCTGTGGATGGTTCAATACCTTGAGCTTCGCCAGAAGGCCCGCTTCGAAGTCGACGCGGCAGCCAGCGACAAGAACCACAAGGCCCCAATCTGGTACACGGAAGAGACTGACGGCTTGAGCAAGGACTGGGGCGCTGACGGTAAGTTCATTTTCCTGAATCCGCCTTATGACGACATCATTCCGTGGATTGAAAAGGCTGTAGAACAGATTAAGGCCCATAAGCACATCACGATCCAGATCGTGCTTCCGAACGACAATTCAACGTACTGGTATCGCCTGGCGGCTATCAATGCCACGGAGGTCATAAACCTGATTCACGACGGTAAGAACTCTGGGCGGGTTGGGTTCATCGACCCTGACACCGGGAAGGCGGTGAACAATAACAACAAGGGGACGCAGATCTTTACGCTTACCGGGAAAGGGAAGATGTCGCGGACTGTTTACGTGTCCCGCGTCGATATGGAACGGAAGGTCGAGTCCGACTATCAAAAGGTCTTCGGCGATGGCTCACAGTAAGCGACAGGTATGGGAGGCGGCGAAGGCCGCCGAACTGGACGGATTCATCGGAGCAGTATCGAAGGCGTTCGGCAGCGACGCGATCGCTGAAGTGTCCATCACTGCTGGCGGGTACATCACCGCCACAAGTGACGACATGCTTGTCGAACCTGAACGCGTGAACATCTGCCCGATTGATAACCGTATTAGGGACAGAATGGCGGACGTGTGGCGGATAAGAATATCCGCAATGCGTAATAATCCGCTTGTTGTCCCGAAGTGAATACGATATATTACAAGGACCGAATAAACGGTCCTTTTTTATTACCTGGAGAAAATATGTCATTCGCTCAATTTATACTGAAGAAGGTGGATAATGGTTCCGCCGCTGAAGCTGAAGTTCTGAAGCGCCGGAAGTCAGAAGGCCGGGCTGGTATACCGAAGGCAGCGCCTAAGAAGCGCGGGCCAAAAACTAAATGGACGCCGGAGCGCGACGAACGCCTGAAGAACCTGGCTAAACGTTACACTGGACCGGAGATCGCCGAAAAGATGGGCGTGACCTACTGCGCTATAAGGACCCGCGCTTCGCGTATCGACGTCAATCTGATCGGGCATCGTGGGAAGTACCACGAATGGACTCATGAAGAGGTTGAGCTTGTGAAGATCATGCGTGAAAAGGGTTACACGTCAGCGGAGATCGGCAAGGTACTGAAGTTAAGCGACATCCAAGTTCGCGGAACAATCCACAGAATGAAGCTTCCGGCGCTCAGGAAGAAATGGTCGCTTGAAATGGAATACGCTGTCGCCGTCTATTACAAGGAGAAGGACAGCACGATCCTGGAGTTCGTCCTAAAGACCAAAAAATCATCCCTCCATTCACGATATGGTCGCCTGTCTGCAATGCGTCGACTGTCTCACCTTCGCGGACTGAAGAACGTCAAAGATCTGGTGGCTGAATACTGCGAAAAGAAAGGCGTTGCATTACCAGCGCGTAATAGTTAATAATCAAGACTCACAAACGAAAGAGGGTTCACCATGCAACGCAAAAAGTATGACTTTACATTACCTCGCACCATCACACAGAAACAGTGGCGCATCATTCACCGTGACATGCGAAGAAAACTTCGCGATCGTGGTGGTGATGGTGTAAAACTTATAAGCGAAAAATATGGAACCTGGGCCATTTACACCGTGTTTCACCATTCGAAGATAAGCTTCTTCTGGGACATTGCCAGTCACAAGGAACATGATCGCTCCTTCTTCGCGTCAGCCATTCGCGGAAACACGCAGGGCCGAACAATTGATCGTGTATGCGGTACGGTCCTGTCACTGAAGGATCCGGCACATCCGATTAATAGCCTTCCGCCTCTGGGGGGTGACGAGTGAAGCCGATCACCATCAATCTGTCAGACGACGACATCGAATTCGCCTACTACTTGAATGGTCGGGAAGAGACATTCGCGAAGAGTTTAAGCCAGTGCAGCCCTGATAGTCGGGCTGTGGGAATACTGGGGGAAATGGCAGCTACTCACTTCCTTCGTGGAATGTACGGGACGAAGCGTTCAGTCGTTCCGATGGGGCTGTCTGCCCGCGCTGGCGGAGGCCTTAACGCTTACGGTATGGGTGATATCATCACCGTGATGAACGGATCACCCTCCCACAGGACGAAGGAGGTCCACACGTTCGAAGTGAAGGCGCGCACTGCTGGCGCAGGTAAGGGAAACCTTGTTCGCTGTGACAGCGCTGAACAGTATCAGGAGTCCGGCATAATGCGCGTCATCTTCGTGGACGTCGATGTCCAGTCTGACCGGGCGGTCTGCCAGATCGTCGGCTACCATCAACCGGAAGACATCCTTGAATGGGACGTGGTCACGAATGGCATGGGTCAGGAATGCTATATCATGCCCGTAATTTGACCGACGAGATCCACGGCGTTACTATTCCCCGGACTAACACTTCGGGGATTTTTTTTATGCATAAAATGCTATGGGTCGCTATCGCTGGCCTGGTCGGGGCCATTATCGGGATGTTCCGCTCCAAAGCCGACACCCTCACACAGCGCGCTTCGTTCGTCCTGTTCGGATTCGCCGCGTCAATCTTCCTGACTCCACTGGCTGCCCGCTGGTTCGGTCTGGGTGACATTTACGAGGTCGGCGGCGCTGGCTTCATTATCGGCATGTTCTGGATTGCTATTCTGGACCGGGTCAAGCAAGCTATGACGGACGGTAAATTGCCGGAGGTCAAATAATGCGTAACATCACACTTACCCAGTTCTACAGCGTGGACATGTTCTGGATCTCATACGTAGGGATCTTGTGCTTGCTGGTCTTCCTCATCGTGTCAGTGGTGAACGTGTATTCGCCATACTGCAAGGACACGGTTATCGATCGCGTCCTGTACCTGGCGACGGCATTCATTAGCCTGGTGGGACTTGAACAAGTTATCTTCAGCGATTACCCTGTGAACCTGACGACCAGCCTGATCATCGTCTTCGCACTTCGCCAGGTGAACAATATGGCGAAGAGGGTTATCAGGCATCACTGGCCCGAAATGGGTCGACGGTATCACTTTTAACCGTTAACGGGTCGCTTCGGCGGCCCTTTTCTTTATGAGGACTATCACAATGATGAAGACCGGGAAGCGCGGCATCGCGCTGATGCACAAGTTCGAAGACTGCCGACTTCGTGCCTATCCAGATCCTAAGACTGGCGGCAAGCCGTACACTATCGGGTGGGGTAACACTCAATACGCTGATGGTCGCCCGGTAGGTCCGAACGACGTTATCAGCCAGGCGCGCGCCGACGAAGAGTTCGTCTTCGACCTGATCACGTTCGAAACCATGATCGATAAGGCCGTGAAGGTTCCACTGACACAGAACCAGTTCGACGCGCTGGTCAGTATCGTCTACAACGTCGGGCCTGGAAGTAAGTACAAGTCCGGCATCCTGCGACTGAAGAGCGGGCAGCCTTCGACGCTGTTACGCCTCCTGAACGCTGGGGACTACAAAGGGGCCGCCGACCAGTTCGACGTCTGGATCAGCAAAGGTTCAGCGGTTGAAAATGGTCTTCGCCGTCGACGGGCGGCAGAGAAGGCGCTTTTCCTGGACAAGTCAGCATGAACTGGCGAGTCGCCGCGATAGCTCTGGCCTGTGCTGGAGCTTTCTTTCTGGGCGGTTACTGGAAGGGGCACCACGACGCCGACCAGTCCGCCACGGTTAAGCAGCTAACCGACCAGAGAGACAGCATGAGCCGGACCATTGAGTCCTACCGGAACACCAACGAAAAACTGAATGAGATCGCCAACAATGCAAAAGCAAAAGAAGAACGCGCGCGGACTATGGCTTCTGCCCTTCGTCATGATGCTGACAGCTTGCGCGGACAGTTACAGGGCATCGTCGACGCTTATCGTCCCGGAACTACCAGCAGGGGCGCGCCAGCCAGCCAGGTCGTCGGTCTGCTTGCCGGACTGCTTGACGAAGCAAACAGAACGTCAAACGAGCTATCAGAAGAGGCTGAACGATATCGTCGCGCCGGGGAGCAATGCGAATTAAGCTATGACGCCGTAAAACGCGCTCAAACGCTATCAGAGAAGAGATAAAAGAAAGGCGACCGATAGGCCGCCTTTTTGATTTAAACGTCACAGCGTAGCGCTGGCGCGTCAGAATTCACGCTTCGGAGTGAAGTTAAAAGACATAACCTCACCGCCTAAATTAACAAGGCCGGAATGGTAAATCTTCCACCCTTCACCTTTTCCATCCACTTCAGACGGCCCAGATCCGTAGATGATGCCTTCCATTTCTTCAGCGGATAACGCAGCGTAGCAGGTCAGGTCCGCGCGGCTGTCGATTTTTGTCGTGTTCTGTGCACGTACCAGCTTCAGGCACATAAGCAGGTCCCAGACGTCCATCGCGGTGAACTCCCGGCGCTTCAGAGCGCTGAACATGGCAGCTACGCGGGCCGCGCTTCTTTCTTGCCCGTTGTCGTAACCTTCGCCGCGCTCGTTCAGAAGTTCAACACCGTCCAGCAGGATAGCGCCAGCAGAACGTGGAAGGCGCTCTTCGTCCATCTGATCCTGGGCGGCCTGTGTTACGAACTTCGAGAAGTTATAGCGGGCCACTTCGGAACGTGACATCGACTCACCAGTCCCGATCGCAAGGTATTCACTGACTGGGTAGAGGCATTCAACGACACAATAGTCGACCTGGAATTCCACGCCCGGACAGTTCGGGTCTTCGATAATCCATTCGAACATCACCAGCGTCTGTCCATTATGTTCGGTTGCGAAGCGCGGGATGACCAGCGCGCCGGACGGCGGAGTATTTGCCTGATCAGGTCGGCCCTGGTCGCCGCGAGCAGGGTCATAAACGTGAATCATACCCAGCTTAGGCTTATACCCGTTGAACTTGTTATTCATGTTAATCATGCTGTGACATCCTCATTTTTGCTATTTGACGGACCGCGATCTTGCGGTCGATGATTTTTATCAGATCGGCGTTTTCGACCTGCTGGTCGCGGTTAATGTTCGACGCGTTATTCCCCTTGATGCGCTCAAAGTAACGCCACTTACCGCCCAGAATGTAGCGCCCGAATTCACGCCCTTGATATGTTACGAACACTAAATCGTTGCGAGCGTGAAACGTTCCCGGCTTGTGCGCCCTCTTCCCGTTATATGCCATTAGTAAAGCCTCAGTGTGAAGCCGTTCCGTTCCTTCGCCGTGTTGGGTCTGTTCGGGTCGACTTGTCGGTAAACATGGATTGTGACCTTGTAGCCCATCTTTTGAGCGACAACCAGGACCGCGAAGTCGAAGCTGAACACCAGCGCCGTGATCACGACAAGCTTCACGACCTTCCTGACTACAGCGCTGATATTACGCTTCACGGATAGCCCCTGTCAAATTTTGTTTAGCGCGCGTTTCCTGCGCATATTGTCCCGGTTCTTGCGGCGGCGTTCTGCTGCCTGTTCCGGCGTTTCGTTCTTCCGGCGCTCACGTTCACGCTGGGCTGGCGTCATAGACTCACCGCCTAAAGTTCTTGAGTCAACGAAGTCACGCAGGTGACTACCCAGCGTTACGCGCTTTCCATTCACAGTGACGCGAGGCGGGATTAGCTCACCATCGATCGCCACTGTATTCTGTGCGACAGCATATTCGACGTAATGCTGTGTAACGTCACGGATGAACTGTGGCTGTGTTCCATTCAGGAAGCGAATGATGTCAGAATATCCTATCAGATCCAGCTTTTCGACCCGATCGTGTTCGCCAGCATACAGCGACCCTGACTTCGAACCATCGATCGCGCTGAAGCGTACAACGTTCGACCCGGTAAGAGAGCGGACCACGCCATCACAGCGGACGACTTCACGATCGCGAATGAACAGGTCGCCATCCTTCAGCACCACGAACCAGGAAGACAAAACGCCAGGTCTAACCAGTAACGCCAGGTTACGCGCGGCGGAAATTACCGCCGATCTGTAGTGAAATTGTGACATGTTAGTATTCCCGCCAGTCGTAATTCTCAGCTTCAGGGGTGACGTTGCCTTCGATCAGGTCCGGCGCTTCAATCACTCGCTCAATCGGTGTAAGGCGTCCAGTATGTGGGAGGATCACACCACCACGAACGCAAACGTCAAGAAGGTCCTTAACTCGCTCAATCGCCAGTTGAAGGCGTGCAAGCTGGTAGTGCTTACGGCGAACCCAGTCAGCCATAGCGACTTTCTGGTCAAGACGCCAGGCGCTGATGTGGGCGTCCTTCTTCGTCTTGCGCGCCCGGTTCCATCCCTTCGTCTTCAGACAGTGATCGATCAGTTCCTGATCGACGACCGGATTCTTATCCCAGTCCCACGGAAGGCTGATGTGATAGACGAAGTGTTCTGTCTCTTTGATGACGACACGGCGTTCGACGAACAGGGAGGCCGCACCATCGCCGCCGCGATTCCAGTCGCGATATCGGTACACGTACACGTTTTTATCGATCACTTTGAACCCTCCACGCGGGATCTTGAGTAAAGAAAACCTTCAGCCATATAAACAGCGGTGCGTGTCGCGGCTGTACGCTTATACACGTCGCCGGACTCACCCTTCGCGACCACTCCGTCAGTGATATGCCTGAACTCTTCGCCGGACATGCCGTTCAGGTGAGCCGTAACGCCTAACAGACAGGCCACAGCCAGCGCGTCGCGTGACTTAGGTAACATGTTCGGCGTGTCGCGTTCCACAGTGTCGTGACAATACTGGAATGCGGCTTCGTCCGGCATCTGTTCGGCAGCGCCGACGGTTCCTACATAACAGCTACCAATGAGACAGGCAGCGGCTATAGCAATGGCAGTAATGCGTTTCATGTCTTGATTCCTTATCGGTTACAGGGTCCAGCGACCAGTGTTATTGACCATCATGTCATGAGCGCCGACGCGCTTGTTCATCTTGAACACGTAGACGCGGTCAAGCGTACCTTTCTCCCCGTAGCAGATGTTAGCCACCTGCTTCTTCACCTGCTTGCTGAAGTACCCGGCGTTATTAGATTCGCGGATGACGTCAACGGTCAGGGTTGAACAGTCGATCGAGACAGCGACGGAACCTTCGAGCGACATGCGGGACGCGTCTACCGGGTAAGACGGGACCACTTCAGCCTGAACTGGTGCAGCCAGCGAAGAGAAGACCAGAGCAGCACCAGCGAACGCCAGGCCGATCTTGTGCGACAGGCTGTTCTGACGCGCCAGTGTTTGAGTGATGGCCTGATCCTGGGCGGAAGGTTCTTTCACCTGGCGAGCATTCCACACAGCGACAGCAGCTTCGAAGACCCAGTTCATATCACCGTCCATCTGGACTGGAGCGCGGTCGGCGGAGAATTCGACAATCGCGTCGATCTCTTCGTTCATGCTGTTCGCTTCGTCGCGCAGCTTGCCGGAATAGATAGCCTCTTCGTTCATGATGGACATCATTCGGTCGATGGTTTCCTGTTTGCGAACGTTCTGGACAGTGCCGGAGCAGTGGCGAACCTTGACAGTGACAACGCCATTTTCATAGCTGATTAAATAATCTTTGATGCCGGAAGTGATAGTCAGTGATTTCATTTTCGTGTTCCTTTGGATTGTGGCGGAACGTTGTGTCCCGCCTTGAGATGCATATTACAGGATACGAATATTACGTCAAGAAGATATTTCGACTTTAATCGCGAAAACTTCAACCGGGTCCGGCCCGAAGTGAGGATGTGTGATGGTCTTCACAGTGTAGCCACGGTAAGCGACATCGATCCGGCGACTGGCATCACCGCGCGGCGGGTAGCCCAGCGTAATGACCAGGCGGTCATATTCCCGACCCTCCAGGCGCTTCTTCCAGTACGGCGTGACAAGGCGATACTCTTCCACCTTCTCACCGCTGACCATCTGGTCGAAGTAGACCTTCTTCACTGCTAACTGAAGCGTTACCATAGCCGTCTGATGCCCTCTTTTTTCATTTGCTCTTCCATCACGTTCGCGCACTCTTCCATTGCGAACTCTTCGATCAGTTCGTCGTCGCCTTCGCTGTCTATTCGCATAAGCGCGTGTTCTGGAAGCATACCCCAGCCGCTGCCGCTCTTTATTTTGTCGCCGTTCGGATTCCTGGCGTTAAGGTTGCCAATCACCAGCCAGGAAAAAGTCCCGTCTGTTCTCTTTGGCTTGAACTGGTACACTCCGCCGTCCGGCGCTTCGACCAGGCTGTCCTTGTCGTGTCGACTTTGACAGCGGACTGTCTTGCCTGTGTGTGGTCCTTTGATAACCATCGCCAGGCATCCGGGGACTATTGGTTTCATGTTGGTCCTTATGGCCCCAGCGGGGCCGTTGTGGGCTATTCGTCTAACAGGGGATTGTTAGCCATTATCTTATAGTCGATGTACATCTGAACGGCGTTTTCGCCACGCCCTTCGGTCCGTTCAACGATGTGGTGGGCCTTGACTAGCGCAGCCAGCGCGCTAATGACAGAACCGCGCGGCATCCCGGTGATCTCCGTCACCATTCGGCGCGCTGCTGATACCGATTCGCGGCCCTTCAGTTCGGCGCAGAACACGCGATAGACCTCCTTCTGGTTATCGGTCCAGCGGTGACGGGTCCGACGCTCTTCCGGCGTTTCCTGCTTCTCTTCCTTCTGACCGACCACTTCGGCGGAGTTATCCAGGATGTACGTCATGAACGGTGACTTGTTCACTCCGGGGATCTCCGTCGGCATGTCTTCAAGCTTGATCGTGAACTGTGATTCGTACTCGTCCAGTAGCGCCTTCTCTTCAGCCTTAGGGACCGACAGCGTCGGACGACCACACAGTCGAAGCGTGGCATTGAACCCGCCGCCGCGCTGCTTGTCAGGAGTCAACATAACACCGTCGCCGTCCTTCTCACGACGAAGCGACCACGTCTTCCACATCGCACCCTTCGCCGCGCCACCGCCGCGTGAATCCATCTTGCCATCACCGGAAAGGCTGGCCTTCGTCGGGTGTGACAGGAACAGCCCGGCGGCCCCGATCGATTTACAGAACAGCAGGGAGTTAACGCTGATCGCTTGCTGGTCATCGTTGCTGTTCTCTTCCAGCGACGAGCCGTTCGACCGGATGCAATGCGTCATAAGCGCGGCCTTCGTGTCGAACACCACCAGCTTGATCGGATCGCCAGCGGCCCAGTCATACAGCGTATTGATATGGTTCGTCAGCGCTTCGCCTGGGCGGATGCCTTCCTTCGTCTTAACGAACGCCATAAGGTTCGGGAAGTTCGCGGTCACATAGACGCGGTCCTGAAGCTGGACGTCTTCAGCCAGTTCTATAGCGCGCAGCATGGCCCTGAATCCCTCCGGGTCCTCTGAATACACCACGACCCGCCCAGGCACAACGCGGAACGCTCCGAGGAAGTGACCGATCTGCGTGTCTGCGATGCAAGCGGCGAGGCGCGCCACCACTGTCGACTTGCCTGTCCCTGGCCCGGCTACCAGTTCGTTAATCGTGTTCGAATACAGCATGTGTTCCACCACAACGTCGGGGACGCGGCGATCGGACACCTTCTTCTTCGCCCCGGTCAGCAGGTCCAGCTTGCGCTGAAGGTCGGGAACAGAATCGTTCTCTTTCGCGTGGAACGCGTCCATGTCGCGATAGACTTCGGCCCACTCTTCCGGCGTCAGCTCGACCTGGAAATCGTCGTCTGCCTCACCTGTCGGAACGACCATTTCGACAGGCATGTTCTGGTTGTCTTGCGACGTCGGTTCGACACCGTCGCCATTCTTGAAGTTATCCACAGATTTTAACCCTCTTTTGACTGAAAATTTTGTCGCGACTGTTTCGCTTGAGTGAGACAATACAGCATAGACGCGGCGCGCGCAACGTTCCGACGTCTAAAACATGCATATTACGACCTCACTATCAGTATGTTGTTTGAGCAGAGTAAGACAAGAATCCGAAAAGTGGCCAGATATCAATGACTTACGCGTGTCTTAACTTTTCACCCCCTAATAAATAAAAACAAGTAAGACAAAACACCTCACGCGTACACTTAACTACTATATATTCCACCCTTGAGGGGTGGATATATATTAGTAGTGTGTAATAAGTGCATCTTGAGGAAAACAGACAGCCTTGTCTTAACCGCTCGACAAAGTAGAATCATACTTCAGTCGTGATATAATGAACGCCACAGGAGGACGAAATATGTCAGACGAAATTAAACACGTAACGAAGCGCGGAGTCGGAAGACAGTTAACCTACTCTGACGACGTACCAGAACGCCTTACGGACTTCTTCGACCGTGACGTGGATGAATTCATCGTCCATAACTTTACGACCGCTGAGAAGTCGAACTATCGCGTCAAGCCCATCCCTACACTGGCAGGGTTCTGTCGCGAACTGGGTATCGCACCGTCAACGCTGCACAGATGGATGTCCGTCGAATCGCAACTGACACAGGAACAGCGTGATGAATTGTGCAATGCTTACTCACGCGCACGCACGCTACAGGAAAATATCGTCACCCAGATCGGCATGATGACGAATGGCACGTTCGCCGCTTTCATGCTGAAATGTAACTTCGGATGGCGTGACAACACTGAAGTGAAGACCGACGAGAACGTGAAGCCTATCCGCGTCAAGATCGTCAGCGAACGACCTGTCGATGTAGACATTCAGACCACAGAACAGAAACCGATCGAATGGGGTGATGACTAATGACCACTGCAAAGAAGTTAACCAAAGCACAAAAGGACGGCCTGGCTGTCAGTGAAGTGAAGGCGCTGTCCGGCCCGGTTGTTCCGGTCCCTGGTGCCACTGGAACGATCCACGCCGATCATGTCGCGACGGGAGATCCGGACGCGCAGATCAAGTCCGAGATCCTGGACGGGATCGACCAGGCGCAGCAGCGCGCGACCGAAGAGTTCGAAGCGGCAGTTCGCCACATCCTGGATGGTGTCAGTCGTGGGGCTGTAGCCACCATCACCGGGGACCTGAAGCGCGGCTTCCTCCGTGACCGACACAACAATGATCATCCGAACAAGCTGGTCGTGGCGCTGGTGGAACATGGCCTTCTCGATCCTGGCTGGTATCGCGGCGTCATGATTCACTCGTCGATCTACCATCTGCGCATCACCGATGCCGGGCGCGACTACCTGGCTGGCGTAAAGGCTGACGGCTGACGCGACACGACACGAAAACGGGCTGCCTCTGGGTGGCCTTTTTTGTGCTTGAAATATATTACGCAAAAGTAATCAATAGTGCTTGCATCCATGATACCCATATCGTAATATACATACATCGAAACGAAACAACCAAAGGAACACGAAAATGACCACAGCAGAACGCATTGCCCAAGTCTGGAACGCCAGCCGTAACGCAGACCTGACCGCTGACCTGGCTTTTGAGAATGTACTGAACGCTTCCTTCGGGAAATCTTCCAGCCTGTCACCAGTGGCTGAAGTTAATATCTACCAGCGTGAAATTCGCTACGCTGACGGTTCATACCTCTGGGTTCTTGACGTCACAGCATCGCGCGCCGCTGGACTGGCTGACTTCAACTACTCATTCAAGGCGCAGGATAAAGCCTGTTAATCACCACCAGGCCCTTCGGGGCCTTCACTGAGGGCAAGACATGCGACAGACATACGACAACAACGGCAAGGAGATCGCCGGGTTCGACCTGATTGAACTGCAAACGAACGGTCACGAAATCAAGCGCAAGTCATACCCAGCTTGCATGGAAGAGGCCGCTGACCGGGCAGCCTATGACCTGAATGAAGATTTCGGACACTCTGGCGTGGAGTTCTTCATCCGCGTCCGTCGCTACTGCTAACCACCTGGCCCTTCGGGGCCTTCATCAATTGAGGGTTTAACATGTTCAAGTTACTGCAAGACAAGATCGACGCAGAGCGGGCGCTTGTGTCCGCCGCTATCACCGACGCGCTGGAAGCTGTACGCGAAGCCGAAGCGCAGGGTATCACCGTTACAGAAGCCAGCCCTGTCGACTGTGGCTTCGACTACGTGGTCCTTGAGTTCTTCGTGTACGGATGCAAGCCTGGCGGGAATCGTCGCCGACTGGGTGCGATTCAGGACCGCCCCGGCTCCATGCTGTGGCGCATCCACGGACGTCAGGGAGCCTACTCACTGGCAGACATCATCCGCCGCATGACGAACGGCATCATCGAAGGGTCAGCACTATGAACACAGCACAGGCGAAGTCATTAGCGAAAAGCAAACAGATGGAGGTTACGGCAGACCACACCCTGAACGGGAAGACATACTTCGTGGTGATTGATACCACCAATGACGAGGCGGTGATCGTAAACCGAGCCAGTCGCGTATGGTGGCGGCCTGAAGGGGCTATCGCTAACCATCTTCGTGGGGTGGCTATCGAAGTGGCTGTTTGCTCGTTATTATGCCGCCGTAATAAATAACCCTTGACGCGTCATTCGTGGCGCGTAATACTGCGAAGGCACCAACCAACGAGGGCAATACATGGTCAATCTGGACATGATGAACGCACTAACAACCGCCGCTGATCTTCTTCATCGTCGGCGCGTAGGGCTGGACAATATCAACCGATACATTGATTCGTGGCTTACATATCCAGGGTGGACCTCGTCACAGATCGGGATGTTCAACCTGATACGCAAAGAGGAAAGCGCCGCCGTCGTCATCGCAGCGCTGAACATGCTGGCGGCTGAAGTCACCTATCAACACGCCAAATCAATCTGGGAGAGTCTTAAGCAATGATTCGAAAATCCGTATTAGACGACATGGACACAGACGCGGCGCTTCAGGCGCTGCTGTCACTGTCTGAGCGAAAGGCTATCAGTCAGACTGACCTGGCTGAAGGCGTGAAGCACATCATGCGCCGGGCGGCGTTCAGCGTCTTCCAGCTTCAGCGCCTACAGTCCGGGCTGGACATGCCTGACGTCATGCCGTCATCGATCGAACTGGTCATCAAAGACCGGGAACTTAACCAGGCAATCAAAAACCTGAAGGAGCTACACCAATGAAGAAGCACCTGTCCGAAGCATTAACCAAACTCGTTAGCGGGTACGAATGCCGCACCTACACCAGCAACAAGGCGGAAGCCGCCGACCTTGAGCAGTTCAAGATAGACCTTCATGGTCAGCTTAAGTTCTGCTATCACCATCTGACGGCTGACGCTCAAGGGTTCGTTAACCGGGCGGGAAGCGCAAGCACCATTCATTACGCGCTAACGTGTATCACTGCCGCCGCTGCCGGACTGCTGACGTCTTACGAGATCGACAGACAGATGAACGAGTCCATCATTTCGAACGTCACGGCGCAGGTGGACAGCCTGGCGATGAAGGCCACGACCAGACACGTCGGCCTACTGGATGTGCTGGCACAGCTTCAGCGCTATGACATGGACCAATCTGATTGTGACTCATGCGGTCAGACCTGTGGCGCTGACATGGTGGCGGACGAGTACGGCGACTATCTGAAGCGGGAAGATGTGATTCGTCTTCTGGGTGGGAATCCTGATGAATACGTCTAATTCGTTCGATTCGAGCAAGTTCAGCCACTTCGTCGGGCCTGGCAACGTGTACCGTACGCAAAGCGGCGAACTTGTGGTCGTGTCATATTGCTGGTCAGTTATGTCGGCTGACTGCCTACAGATTCACCCAGAACTGAAGTCGCGCGTCATCGCTCCTGACTTCCTCCGCTACCGCTGCCAGTTTATAGGCAAAAACTACCGACTGAAATAATACTTGCGCCGGACGTAATAGTCCGGCATTATTACGACTCACACAACAAAGGAGTGAACGACATGGCAAGAACGAAGGCTTTATCTGTACTCACGAACGCGCAGGTCTACACGTTGCGTAGGCTGTCATCCGGCACTGAATACCGCGTGCAGGGTAACGGTAAACGCGCCTGTGAGTGGCGCAAGACAGGCAGACGATACACCATCGACCCGGTAAACGCGCCGTCAATCCCCCCACTGATTCGCAAGGGACTTGTCCAGATTGACCCGCGCTACACCAAGCCGAACCCGACCAGTTATTACCCTGTAGTTCTGACCGTGGAAGGCGTCAAGGCGGCGAAAGAGGCGGTGATTCATGATTAAAATTATCTATGTCGGCGCTATCTGCGCGGCTAACCTGTCGGTTAGTTACTTTGGCCCGGCAGCGATGCCGATCAACTCATTCGCCCTTATCGGCCTGGACATGGTCGCGCGTGACAAGTTACACGACAAGATGGGCTTCAAGAAGGTAATGGCTCTCACTGCGACAGCTGGTTTGGCAAGCTACCTTATAAACCCGGAAAGCGGACGTATAGCGCTCGCATCGCTGGCTGCCTTCGGATTCAGCCAGGCAGCTAACGCTATCGCGTATCAGATGCTCATTAAACGTAAATGGATGCAACGTTCTAACGCAAGTAATGCAGTTGGGGCGCTTGTCGACTCTGTTCTTTTCCCTGCTCTTGCCTTCGGCGCTTTCTTACCAACAGCTTCGACAGCGCAGTTCATTGCGAAAGTGTCAGGCGGCGCTGTGTGGTCATGGATGTTAAGGAAGGTTAAGGCATGAAAACCGTGTTCAATGGCGCTTCTGGTCCAATTCATTACCACGGAACGCCAATCTGGGGAGGCGCTGGCGCTGTTCACAAAGTGGCGGTAAGGAACGCCGGGGCGTTCGTATCATACGTAAGGCGTGACCAGTTGAAGTCATCAATAGAACACGCCGACATGGTCGCCATTGATAACGGAGCATTCAGCGCGTGGAAGTCCGGCAAGGTCATAGACTGGAACGGTTTCTATCGCGACATTTACGTCACGGTTCACCATGAGAAAGTTTCCTTCTTCGTCATACCCGACGTCATCACAGGTGATGAGGATGATAATGATAAGTTATTAACTGGCGTTCCTGTCGGGATAAAGGACAAGGCCATACCTGTGTGGCATCTTCACGAATCAATCGACAGACTGAAGCGACTGGTTAACGACTGGGGGAGGGTGTGCCTTGGGTCTTCTGGCGAATATGCCGTTGTGAGATCTCCGGCGTGGAGGCGCAGAATGGACGAGGCGCTAATGGCTATCGGTAACGACAGGCCATATATCCACGGATTGAGAATGCTTGACGGAAGGGTCCTTGCTGAATACCCACTTACGTCGGCAGACAGCACAAACATAGCTTGCAACGTGCCGAAGTACACAGTTATAAAGCCACAGATAACGATAGAGGCTTGCCGTCGTTTTGTGCATTATTCGAAATGGTTCGACCCACTTGGAAGAGTCGAAAATGCTATAGCTATGCTTGAGTCTTGCGGCGGAACGAAGACTGACATGCTTGTAGAGCGTTGCGCGATCTGGAAGAACACGATCGAAATGATGAAGCCGCCAACGTTTGATAGGTGGGTTAATGAGTTAAGGCGGTTCAAGTAGACAGTTATCACCGGGCCGATATAATGGCCCTACACCAACGAAAGGAGACATCATGTTAACGATTATTCTGTGGGTCCTCGGCGCTGTACTCACCTGGCGACTGTGTAGTCGTGACAGCACCACGCCGGAAGGCGTAATGAAGTTCGCGCTGGGCATCCCTGAGAGAATCGCGGCTTCGGCGTTCTGGCCTGTCTGTGCTGCATACGTGCTCTATGATGCGGTCATGGAATGGATAGAAGAACGACGCAATCGTCCGTAATGGCGAAGGTGAAGTCCTGGGCGGTCAGGCATAAGTCGGGCCGCATATTGTTCATCACCCACAGCAAGCGGACCGCAATGAACCGCCTGTCGATGGGCTGGAAGGTAACGAGACAATGAAGGCTCTGTTCTGGATCGTGGTTTTCGGTCTGCTGTTCTTAATGGCTGGCCTTGAGTCAAACAGTCGCCGTGAACGTTGCGAAATAGACATGGCGAAGCAACTACACAGCGAAGCAGTTTATCAGCGCGGTGAATGCATTGTGAAAGGATGGGGCAAGGTTCGACTATAGCCACCAACCTGTAATAGAATGGCCCCATTGATTAACCTCATGGGGCCTTTTTCATGTCCACAGCTTCAGACCTGTCATCATTCACTGAACTGACACTTACGCCGCCACAGTGGGACTTCCTACAGCTTGACTGTAAACATCCGGCATTCGTCGCCGGGTTCGGTACTGGTAAATCCCAGACCCTGGCTGTGTCCGCCGTCATCGACTCCTGTGAAGGCGGGGCCGACTCACTGGTCGCTATCCTGGAACCGACCTTCGATCTGTGCAGAACGATCGCCGTTCCGCGCGTCCAGCAGATCCTGTCCGAACTGGGCATCCGTTCGAAGTACAACAAGAGCGACAACACGATCTACACGTCACACGGTGGCGTGGGTGACTTCCTGTTCCGCTCAATGGATAACCCTTCCAGACTGGTAGGCTGGGAAGCATACAGTGCACACCTTGACGAACTGGACACCTTGAAGAAGAAGGACGCCAAAAGCGTATGGCTGGCAATGATCGGGCGTACCCGACAGACCGTTCGGGAAGTCAGCCTGATGGACTGGCTACCATCCACACGACCAGCCAACCGCGTCGCCGCTTACTGTACGCCTGAAGGGTTTAACTTCCTGTATGGGCGATGGGCAAAGGACAAGGACCGCGCGCGTGATGCTGGCTATGGCATGATCCAGGCCGCGTCCATGTCTAACCCGTTTCTTCCGCCGGGCTACCTTGACAGCCTACGCGCCAGCTATGACCCGCAACGCTTCCAGGCATACGCTGAAGGTCGCTTCGTCAACCTGAACGGCGGGTCCATCTATCATAAGTTCGACCGCAAGCTTAACGGGTGCGACACGACAATCCAACCGGGAGAACCGCTTACCATCGGGCAGGACTTCAACGTCGGCAAAATGGCCACTGTCGTCTACGTGGACCGCTGGGGGGATGATGGTCTGGAGGAACTCCACGCCGTCGCTGAAATCAAAGACGGAGTAGACACGCCGGACGTGATCGAGAAGTTAACGGCAGCCTATCCGGGTCACGAACTGAACCTCTACCCGGACGCCAGCGGACAGAACACTTCGTCGAAGTCCGCTTCCGTGTCTGACGTCGGCCTGTTCGAAGAGGCTGGCTTCCTGGTGCATGTCCACGGCTCTAACCCGCGCGTCAAGGACAGGATTATCAGCATGAACACCATGATCTGCGACATGAATGGACGCCGCCGCCTGAAGGTGAACGAAAAAGCCTGCCCGACGTTTGCAGACTGCCTTGAGCAGCAGATCTACGGGGAGAACGGCGAGCCAGACAAGAAGGGCGGCAAGGACCATATGAACGACGCTGGAGGCTATCCAGTAGTTTATCGCTTCCCTATCATCCGTGATAAGATGGACGCCTCTGACATGACTATCAGATTTGCACGATAAGGAGACAGACCATAATGGCTGAAAATATGAACGTGGACACGAAGCATCCTCTATACACGGAATTCCACCCAGAATACAAACTGGTGTCTGACTGTGTGGCTGGCGAGCGTCGCATCAAGGCGGGGACCACGCTGTACCTTCCGCGCGTGTCCTCATGGGAAGACCAGCGCTACCTGAATTATATGCTTCGCGCCAGATTCATGAACGGGACCGGACGAACCCTGTCGGCCCTTATCGGTATCGCGATGGAAAAGCCGCTCGGAATCAACATGGACTCACAGTTCGACTACCTGCGCGAAGACAGTGACGGGAAGGGGAAGTCCATCACCCAGCTTTTCCGTGACGCCTTGAGCCAGAACCTTCAGAAGGGTCGCGGCGGGATCCTGCTGGACAATACGGCAATCAATGACGGCGAATACATGATCGGCGAACGCACGATCGCGCAGAACTCAAAGGAACGCTGGGTCCTCCGCCACTTCGACGCGACGCACATCATCAACTGGCGCACAGTCAACGGCAAGCTGTCCCTTCTGGTCCTGAAGTACCACGAAGAAGTCGAGACTGAAGGCTTCGAACATGAGCCGATCACTATCTGGCTGGAGTACCGCATGAAGGGCGGTCTATGCTACGGGAGGATCTGGAAGTCACCGCCGGGAGTGACCACACCTACGGCTGTGGTTCTGGGTACTGGCGAAGCGGAAACGGACCTGATCCCTCTATCCATCAAGGGTAAGGCCCTCGATCATATCCCGTTCGCCTGGTACGGCTCGGAGAACAATGACGAGATCCCTGACACGCCGCCACTGGCTGACCTTGCGCGCCTGAACGTGGGCCACTACCAGGCAGACGCCGACATCGCCGAATCAGCATTCCAGGCCGGGCAACCGACGATCACCATTTCCGGCCTGTCTGAAGCATGGGCGAAGAACTTCATGAAGAAGGGCGTGGAAGTTGGTTCGACTGAGGCGGTCCTCCTTCCAGCCAACGCCAAGATGGATATCGTTCAGGCGAAGGAAACCACAGCGTCTACAAAGCGCCAGGAAGCGCTAGAGTCACAGATGGCTAAGATGGGCGCGAAGTTCATCGAACGCGGCGCAGGGAACCGCACAGCGACACAGGCGAGCGACGAAGCGCAGACTGACAATTCCATCCTGTCGCAATGCGTGGGAAACGTAGAAGCAGCTATCAATCTGGCTCTGTCCTGGGTGAGCGCTGGCGAGATCACCGCGAACAAGCGCTTCGTTGCCATTCAGGTAGACAGTCAGGCTCTGGTGGCTATGATGTCGGCAGTTCAGGCGAACCTGATGACCATCGAAGACTTCGTCCGCTGGCAGCAGCAGATCGGTTTAGCCGACCCGAACGCTACCGTCGAACAGATCGTCACTCAGCTAAGGAACCAGGTTATCGACCTGCCGGACAGTGACTTCACCGACGTGACCGACAAGAACGCGAAGACCACAACCGAAGAGGATGACGCGGAATAATGGCGAAATCAGTCAATCAACGACTGGCAGACGAGGCGGTTAAACACCGCCTTTATCTGGCCCGTTACGGAACCGGGACCGCGCGCAAGATGCAAGCGGCGATGAAGAAGGCCGAACTGGAAATCAGCGTCCAGCTATTTCGCGCGCTTGAACAGGTTCAGCCCACAGCAATGAACTGGAACCAGCGCCACCTGGCGCAGATCAAGAAGTCCATCCAGAAGACCGTGTTCAGCGTATACGAACAGGTCTTCGGTCAGCTTAACGCAGACCTGAAGGAGCTAGTCCAGTATGAAGCGAAATATCAGGCGGCTAACCTCGCGTCGGCGATCCCTCTGGAGGCTCAACCGTTCGTAAACATCCAGTCGACGACGTGGTCACAGGTCTGGGCGTCAGCCACAGCGAAGCCATTCCAGGGCGCTCTTCTGAAGGAGTGGGCCGACCGTCTGCCGGAAGCGCTGGTCAACAAGATCGGTAACGCTGTCCAGCAGGGCGTGTTACTGGGTGAGAGTTACACCGATATCATCAAGCGCGTGAAGGGGTCGAAGCAAGCAGGGTATGAAGACGGCGTCGTCGGGCGTCAGCGCAAGGGCGATCTGGCTAACCTGGTGAAGACCGCCGTGAACCACGTCACCGCCGAAGCGCGTGAAGAGACAGCGAAGGTGAACGAGGACATCATCCGGGCGCGGGAATGGCTATCAACTCTGGACACGCACACGTCGCCGATGTGCATCATCCGCGATCGACTCATGTACACCGCTGGCAGCAAACCGAAGCCAATCGGACACAGCATTCCATACGGGGCTGGTCCTGGGCGGCTTCACTTCTGCTGTCGCTCCACTGAAACGTGGGTCATTAAGTCGTGGGAAGAGCTGGGCATCCCGATGAAGGAGCTGTCACCAGGTACGCGCGCCAGCATGAATGGACAGGTCCCGGCGGACATGACCTATTCGAAGTGGCTGGCCCGTCAGGATTACGCCACACAAGAGCAGGTCTTAGGCGTGACCCGCGCGCAGATGCTACGCGACGGCAAGATCGATGTCCCTGACTTGTTCGGTGATAAGGGCGAGTGGTTAACCCTGAAGCAACTGGCAGAACTGGACAGGATTACAGATTCGTAATAAATAATCCTTGACGCTGTATTCGTGGTAAGTAATAATCCCTCCCAGACATCAACCGGAGGGATTTTTTATGGAACGTAACGAGCGGTTAGCCCGCGAAGCCGTCATCATGCTGGAAAAGGAAGCTATGAACCTGCTTACCAACTTCCGCCAGGCAATACCGAAGCTTGGCGCGCAGGGCGGCGATCAGGGTGATAGTGACTGGGCTGACGTCAAGCTGTGCGAAATGGCAATGAACCGCATTGTCCGCGATCTGCGATACATCATTCAACGTAACAACTGGTTAATCAAAGGTGAATAACATGGAACAGAACTTCGGAATCAACGAACTAAACGTCATCGGCGCATACGCTAACTACAACGCGGCGCTGAACATCAATGTCGCAAACTTCAACGTTCACGACGTCGCGGCAGCGGTTCAGATCGCACTTCAGGCCGACAGCCTTCGCCAGCAGGTCGGCGAATCGGTGGAAGCTATCGAGAAGGTAAGGCGTGATCATGCCGCTGAAGTTAACGGTATGCAGGAGAAGCTAACCGACGCAGAGATTCGCGTTACTGAAGCGCGTAATGACGTTCGCAACGCCGAAGCGCACAGCGTAGAACTCAGCAAATCATTGCAGTCAGCGCGCTCAGATCTGGCAGATGTTACCGAACTGAAGGATAAATTTAAGGGTCTGTCATCCTTCCATTTCGACAACGTGGAATTCATTCGCAGACTGCTGAATATTGGCGAAGATGTCGGCGACGAGCAGTTCAGGGAAGTGGCGAAGGGAATCGTCGACGGCCTCAAGATGAACGCACAGAACCAGGCGAAGGCCGCCGTTTACTGGTACGACGCATTGCAGGAGGTTCACGAAGCTGTAGGTGGCGACAAAGTTATCGACTCTGATGGTCTGGGTGATGACGAGTTCGTGAGCTTACTGCGCGATCATGTATCAGCACTTCGCAGCGCGGCAGAAAGCAAGCGCGACGACACAACAATGATCACGCTAAGGTCAATCCTGAACATTCTGGCGATCGAGCCTGGTTATAAGACCGAAACGGTGATGACGATGGTTCGCGGCATCAAAGATCGCTCTGACGCTTACAACAATCAGGCTTGTGAATGGCAGCGCAACTATAACGAACTGTGCAACGTGCTTGGCATCGACAGCGTAATTCATGCCGATGTCATAGACGACGCGAAGAAATCGATCGATAAGAACCAGAAACAGGAGAACTACCAGCGCAAATATAACGAACTTAAAGGCGCACTTGGTCTATCTGGTATGCCACACGATGAGGCTGTCAGGCTGGCGGCTGCAAATCCAATGCGCTAACCGATCTACCAATATTTGACGCCTCCTTCTGGGGGCGTTATTATTTCCACGCATCCCGAACCCGACAAGGTGGCATTTATGGACGAGTGCTTCCGGGGTGCATTCATTAGCGTCTTGACCCGGTGAAAAAAGCACTGGTTCGTACGGGACGACGCAGCCAGCAGGACGCTAATGAATAGGGGTTAGGCTCCTGTTAATCGTGGTTAGGCCACACAACTGACATTCACAAGGTGAACCGATGAAACTGACTAAGGCACAATGGGAAGCGTTACCGGACGGGCTTAAGGCTCTGTATAAGGCGACGGGCGAAGACACTTATGAACCGACGTTCATCACGGCAGAAGATCACGAACAGTCGATCACTGGCCTGAAGAAGAAAAACGAAGAACTGATCGGCAAAGATAAAGCGTCACGCGAAGCAGCAGCGGCGGCGGAAGCTGAACGTCTGCGCATCGAAGAAGAAGCCAACCGCAAAAACGGTAATGTGGAAGCGCTGGACGCATCCTGGAATAAGAAGTTCGAAGAGCAGCGCCAGAAGTTCGAAGCTGAACTGTCAGGCCGCGACGCGTTTATCACCAAGACCCTGGTGGACGCGAAGGCTTCGGAACTGGCTTCTACTCTGGGCCGCGACTCTGCCGCTGTACTGCTGCCGCACATCAAGCCACGCCTGTCTGTGGAGAAGGGCGAAGATGGAAACTATTCGACCCGCATCCTGGACAAGGACGGCAAACCATCGGCGCTGACCTTTGAGGAACTGGAAAAGGAATTCCGAAGCAACAAAGCATTCGCTGGCGTTATCACAGAACCATCCAGTTCAGGACTGGGCGGGGGCCTTCGTGATACCGGGAATCCAACAAAGGACGCAGGTAAGGACCTCATGGGAAGCCTGTCAGGTAACAGCAACATGTTAGCCGAAGCGATGAAGCTTGCGGCAGACTAACCAATCCGATAATATTGGCGGGTCTTAAATGTGGCCCGCTTAACAGGAGTTAACAGCATGTCATTAACCGTATTGCAGTCAAAAGTTCAGACCGTAGCGACTCAGCTACTGGCAAACCAGCTTAACGTGTGGAACGCAGCTTCCGGCGGTACGCTCGTTATGGGTTCAAGCGTCCAGATCAATGACCTGGTGGAAACTCTTTCGTGGGGCCTGATTGACGGTCTAGTGTCCGAGCGTAATGCGTTCGCCGCTCCGGGTACTCCGGCAGACCAGAAAGTCATGGCTCAGATGCTGGCTAACACCGTCAAGCTGGACGGGAAAGTCGGCCCTCTGGTCATCACCTCCGGCATGTTGGCGAAGCTGAACACCTCCATGCAGCAGATCGCCGCAGTGGTAGCAACCCAGGCGGCGCAGGGTATGATCGCCAGCTTCGTCGGTACTTCAGCGAAGGCGCTGAAAGCGGCTATCAAGTCCGGCGCTTATCCTGGCGTGGTTACTGTCCAGCCAGCTAACGTGGCTACTGGTCGAATCCCGGTGGGCGCTAAGTTCCCGACCCTGATCGATCTGACCCTTGCGACCGTTCCGTTCGGCGATCGTGCTTCAGACATTCGTGCGTGGCTGATGTCCGGCGCTCAGTATACCTACTTCCAGGCATACGACGTTCTGACCAACCCGACCGAACTGTTCACCATCGACAAAGTGCGCATCATGCAGGACGCGTCCGGTCGCATGTTCATCGTTACCGACCAGGGCGATCTGGGTGATGACATCCTGGGTCTGACTCAGGGCGCGGCAATCCTGAACGCTGGCGCGCTGTCTATGGCTGGCGGTACTGTTCTGGGTGAAGAGAACATCAAGAACGTGCTTCAGGGTGAATTCTCTTATGACCTGGCTATCAAGGGTTATAAGCTGAAGTCATCCGCGACCGCGAAGGCTGGTTCCGCCTCCTTCAACATCGCCGACGTGACCAACTCCGCTAACTGGGAGAAGATTGCGAACGCTGGCGTCGATAATGCTCCGGCATCCTTCGACGGCGCGAAGCCTGATATCGTTGGCGGTGGTCAGGGTGGCTCTACTGGCGAACTGACTCAGCAGGACGCACAGGCGCAGATCCCGGTAGATGTGAAGAACTCCGCTGGCGTAATCCTTACGCTGACCGCTACCGAGGCCCCAGCTACTGGTGGCGGCGCTTAATAGCATCGTGCAAAATATAAACCCGCTTCGGCGGGTTTTTTGCTATTATCGGGACGTAATTTAATGGAGGGTTAAGCATGATCGGAACTGTACCGGAACTAATCGTCTACGCCTCAGCGCGCGGACAGGCGATCGAGGACACCGAAGGCGGCGTCGCGCTCGTCAAGGCTAACGACTATCTTTCTGGCCTGTGCTGGATTGGCTCACCTGTCGACGAAGACCAGGATGACCCGTTTCCGCGCATCATCAAAGGTCAGCAGGTGGAAACGCCGAAAAAAGTCACCACGGCAGCCTACCGCTTAGCTATGGCAGCGGCTGAAGGTATTGAGCTTGAGCAGATCACCGAGGGCGGCGCGCAGGTAATCGAAGAACGTGTCGAAGGCGCTATCACGATGAAGTACGCGGAAGCGACCATCGGCAGCGTAGCGAGATTCCCATGGCTTGAATCGCTGGTCGGTTCCTGGGTGGATGACTCTTGTGGTCCGAACTCTCTGGCTTGCAACGTATCGGTGAGAAGGGGTTAATCGTGGCTATCAACTACACAGCGTTAACGCGACGAATCCGCAAACTGCTTAAGGCAAACGGCAAGCCTTATAACATTACCCGGAAGGGGATTGTGTACCGGAACAACGACGGCGACGAAATCAAAGAGGATGACCGACTCTATAGTTCGATCGGGATCCTGACGTCGTTCAGTCTGTACGAGCGCGCCGGGTCAACTGTGGAAGCTGGCGACATGAAGTTCATCTGTGTGATTCCGCCCACGGAAGTAATGGCGATTGGCGACGTGGTGGACATTAACGGGACCATGTGGCGAGTAGAGGACCCGCGCGCAGTGCGACCGAACGGTTCAGATATGTGCTACCTCGCACAGGTGCGCCTGTTATGATGGGGCCTATGCCGCGTTCAAGGTTCGGCCTTGCCGTCCGGCAGTGGGCCGAACAGGTAGAGGATCGGCAGGAGGAAGTGACGCGCATAGCTATCTTCAAAGTGTTCGCGCGCATCATTGAACGCTCCCCAGTCGGTAATCCTGACCTGTGGAAGGTGAACTCTGACGCGGCGGCTTATAACAAGGCCGTCATTCAGCACAATGACACGCTACGTCAGGACCCGGACAATATCAGCAAGAATGGACGACTGAAGCCGGGCCGCAAGGTTCACGACTCAATGGACATCAAGAAGCCTGACGGGTACACAGGTGGACGATTCAGGGGGAACTGGCAGATCGGTTTAGACACACTGCCGACAGAAGAGACTGGCAGGGTAGACAAGACAGGATCGCGCACACTATCCGCCGGAATGTCAGTTCTTGAACAGTTCAAGGTGGGGCAGGTTCAGACGATCTACATCGCGAATAACGTCCCGTACGCTATCCCGCTGGAGTACGGGCATTCGAAACAGGCCCCGAACGGAATGGTCAGGCTGTCGGTGATGGAGTTCACTGACGCAATGGAAGAAGCGCTTCGTGAAGCGAAGAAGGTGACAACATGACAGAAGTGGAAATCGACAAGGCGTTCGGCGTGATCCTGTCGAGCGTGGTTAGTGGCTACGGCTGGCGCGTGGCGTGGGACAATCAGCACTTTGAGCCGAAGGCGGAAACTTATGTTAAGCCGTCATTCATGCCAGCGACTACCTGGACGGCATCGCTACAGAACAAGGGTCGCATCTACCGGGGGATCTACCAGGTCCTTATCATCGCACCTTCTGGAGAAGGCAGTCAGGACGCAAGAGCGCGCGCTGAAGAGATTGTCGCGGCTTTTGAGGCTGTGGCATTGCCTGACGGCGAAGCGATGGTCAGCGGCCTCCGTGTTAATGCTGACGGCGATGAAGTATACTTGACCGGGCCGGGAACTATCGGCGCTGGATTTAATACTGACTATGGATATAATATTCCGATTACCCTGAACTACAGGGCAGACAGTTAACCACAGGAGAGACACAGATGGGTTATCAATTACCAAACGGTTCTACCGTCATGCAGTCAAAGACGCTGTCAGCGCCAGCGAACATTACCGATATCAGCAACGCAGTAGAACCGGTTGTCACCCTGGCGGCGGCGATCTCTGGCCTGGTGGCTGGTGAATACGTGCTGATTAACTCAGCATGGACCGAGTTCGACAACGGCGTTTTCAAGGTGAAGGCTGTCGACGGTACTGACGTTACGCTGGAAGCGGCGAACAGCACAGACACCACGGACACAGACCTGTTCCCTGCTGGCGCTGGCACTGGCACGATGCGCCGTATCGTGGAGTGGGTCCCGCTGCCGTACATCACCGATGTGAACACCGCGGGCGGCGATCAGCAGACAACCAGCTTCCAGCCTCTTCAGCTTGACCGCGCGATCACGCTGAACACCTTCAAGAACGGCTTCACTCAGACCTTCACGATCACGCACGACTCCGCCGACGCGATTCGTCCAGATCTGGAAGCGGCTGACCGTTCCCAGGAAGTGGTGGCGGTTAAGTTCTACAACCCGCGCGCCAAAGAAAACCGCATGTACGGCGCTCAGGTATCATTCGCGAAGATCCCGGTAACTCAGCCTAACCAGGTTGAAACGTGCGCCGTGACTTACGCGCTTCAGTCAGACATGCGCTTCTACAAAGACGCGTAACAGTGACGAAGTAGTCACGCGATGATAAGATAATGACCGCCGCTTCAGGCGGTCTTTTTTTACCTACAGGAGAACTAACCTATGTCCGCAATTTTCAGCCTGGTCCCGAACAAGACATTCGACCACACTATCCACATTCCACGCGCCGGGCATGATGACGCGAAGCTGAAGATGACGTTCAACCATCATTCACTTCGCGAACTGAAGGCAGAACAGAAGACCTTTGCGGAGGCTTACGAGAAGGTAGGCAAGATCAAGGATGAAGAGAAGCGCGACGACGAAGGCCGCAAGCTTCAGGTTAAATTCCTTCAATGGCTGGCTTCTGGGTGGGAAGTGGCTGACGACTTCAATGAAGCGAACATCCTCACCATGCTGGAGAACTACCCTCGATCCTTCGACGCCATTACTACACAGTATCAGGCTGAATTGTGGTGCATCCGTTCAAAGGGTTAAGGGCTGCCGCTGACGGACTCTATCTTCCAGCCCCGCCGCAAACAATGATCGAAATGTTCGGCGGGAGCGCAGAAGACTACCTTCCCACTGTGGAAGTGGAACCAGCAATTCAGAAGGAATTCGCGCTGTTTGCTGACCTTGATACACAGTGGAATGTCTCATTCGCTGGCCCGGTAGGGCTGAAGTATGAGGTGGTGAAGGAACTGGCTGAACTGTACGACCTACCATTCGATCGTCTGCTTCTGGATGATATCAGAGTTATGGAGTCGGCAGCCCTACAGCGAATGAGAACCACGGCACAAGAGAGGGGTTAACATGGCAGACAATACCGAACGCCTAGTCATCGAAGCTGACGTCGGAAGCCTGGGGAAGGCTGGCGAAGCGCTGGATGACTTCGCGGAAAAGGCCGACGGCGCTGGTGAAGCGGCTGAAACGGCATCGAAGAAGACAAAGACACTTCAGGACGTCTTTGGCGGGGTAGCCACTCCGATCGACGACACCGGGAAAGCACTGACTGGCCTGAAGGAAAACTATAAGGATCTGACCATTTCACAGGGGCAATATACCGCCTCTATGCGAATGCTACCCGCCCAGATGACGGACATCGTCACGCAGTTAGCGGGCGGTCAGAATCCCTTCCTGATCATGATTCAGCAGGGTGGACAGATTAAAGACAGCTTTGGCGGCCTGTCTAACACGTTCAAGATCCTGAAGGCATCCATCACGCCTATGACTGTGGCGCTCGGTGCGGCTGCCACTGCTATCGGTCTGATGGGCGCGGCGGCGTACAAGTCCGGCGAACAGTTCGATCGCGTGGCGGAGTCCATTATTTTTATGGGCGGCGCTGGGTTCAAGTCCATGAACGAGCTAAACCGCGTAGCCAGTGAGGTAGCCGACAAGACCGGGACTTCCCTGTCCAGCGTGGTCGACACCCTGACCGACCTGAACAATAAGGGCGGCCTGACGGCTGACCAGATGAAGACGGCGGCGACGGCTATCGAAATGATGGGTAAAGCCGGGCGCGACACGAACCAGGCGATGTCCGACTTCGCGAAGATCGCGAAGGACCCGATCAAGGGAATGGCAGACCTTAACGAACAGTATGGCTTCGTCACCGAAGCGCAAGCGAAATACATCATCGGGCTGAAGGCGTCGAAGGGTGAAGAGGCAGCCAGTACCGAAGCGATTCGCCTGTTCAGCGACGCAATGCAACAACGCTCCGAAGAGGTAATCGCGGCGACTGATAACATCGGTCAGTTCTGGATTAGCACGAAGAAGGTCGCGTCCGACCAGTTCGGGCAGATGGGAATCACCATCCGCGCCTGGGGCAACCAGGTGATCGATATCTTCAACCTGGTGAAGACCGCCGTTCAATATTTCTTCTCGTCACTGTCAGACCTTGACGCGAAGTTCACCGGGGCGATTATCGACAGCGTCACGGAGATCGCCAACAAGATCCCCGGCGGCGACAAGCTGGTCGACATGACTGGCCTGGCTGAATGGGGTGAGAAGGTTAAACAGCGCGGTGTCGAAGCGCGAAAGGAACTTGAGATTCAGACGAAGGAATATAACCGTCTTCTGACCAAAGTTTCAGACCCTAACGCACAGGCAAAATATGAGGCTGAAGCGCGCAGCAATGCGAACGTTAAGGCGTCAGGCACAGACGAAAAATCACGCCGCGCAGTCAGCGACATGGCGAAGGAATCAGAGAAGAAGGCGAAGGCTGAACGCGTGTCTGTGGATATGGGCGACAGGCTGCTGGAACAGTACCAGGCCCAATCCCTGGCGCTTGAGGCACAGATTAACGTGCTGAAGAACAGAACCGCCTTCCAGAACGATATGTCGCAGCAGATGAAGGACTACCAGCTTCTTCAGGCGAAGATTAACATCCTGGAGAAGATCAGCAGTGACGAGAAAGGCCGCGCGTTAACGAAGCAGGAAGAGCAACTTCTAGCACAGAAGGAGTCCGTACTTGCGGCAGCGAAACAGGTGGGCGAACAGGGTGAAGTGGTCCGCCAACTTCAGAAACAGGCGCAGATCTCCGATGAACTGGCGCGCTCTCATAACGACATCAACACGCAGGTCGAAGCCATCGCCGCTGGGTGGGGCAAGTCCGCCACGGACGCCGAACGTCTGCTTCAGCTTCAGACGCGCGCGGCAGCACTCCGCGATAAGGGCGCTACAGATGACCAGATCGCCGTTGACGCGGCAGACATGGAAAAACTGTGGGCCGCTCAGGATGCGAAGCGTGGCGACTGGGTCGGCGGCCTGAAGTCAGGCATGGAAGAGTTCGCGACGTCGGCAACCGATTACGCCAGCATTGCATCTGATGCCGTATCGAAAGCGTTCGGCGGCATGTCTTCGGCGCTGGATGACTTCGTTATTACCGGGCGCTTGTCCATGAAGTCATTCACCGTGGACATGCTGAAGATGATTGTCCAGATCATCAACAAGTGGCTTATCCTGAAGGCCATTCAGGGGATCGGGTCCGCCGTAGGAGGTTCGTTCGGTGACTTCACCGCTGGCCTGTCAGCGTCGCCTGTCAGCGCTATGGCGGCCCCTGCGATTGCTGGCGGTGTAATGTCCCTAGCTTCGTTCGATAGCGGCTCACAGGAGCGCACGGCGGCCCCTGTGTCGACGTTTGCTTCTAACGTTGTGCCTGAACCGCAAATCAAGTCCGCTGGAGGCGTGGCTAATCAGTCGGCAGGTGGTGGAGGTGGGACGCAGATCGCACAGATTAACGTCAGCGTTCAGGACGGCAAGGCGTCGACTACTACGTCGGACGGCGGCGCAGTCGGCAGGGCTTACGCGGCGGTGATTAACGACAGCGTCAACGCCGGGATTGAACGAGCTATCGCGCCTGGTGGTCGTATCTTTATGGCGCGCAACGGTCGCGGCTGATAGACTTAAGCCTTCACATTGTGGAGGCTTTTTTTATGGCAATTGATAAATGGAAGTGGGCCGTACAGGTCCAGAATGGCGGCGGCGGAATCCAGTATCAGGATCGCCAGCGGACCGCCCAGTTCGGTGACGGCTACGCGCAGAACACGCCGGAAGGAATGAACCCTATTTCGCTAATCATTCAGGTGGTCTACACCGGGACAACGGCTAACGCGAAGGAAGTCCGTGACTTCATGAACGCACACAAGACCAAACCATTCACTTATGCGCCTCCTGGTGGCGTTCTGGGGCTGTACAACGTCCAGAAGGACAGCGTCCGCTACCAGCCACTAAGCCGCAACGTTGCCACGGTGACGTGTACCTTTGAAACTAATTACGGGTTTTACTAAATGGCGAAGATTATCGACGAAGCGATCAGGCCGGACCCTTCCGGCAAAATCATCCTGGTGGAGGTCGACGGGACCGCGTTCGGGTCGGAGATCCTGCGCTTCCATTACTGCCCGATCCCGCACTCACCAGCGGAAATCATCGCGGCAAACGGCGACGCGTCGAAGCTGGCCCCGAAATCAATCTGGTGGAACGGGTTAGAATTCGGGCTGTGGCCTTTTCAGGTGGAAAACATCGTCCTGACAACTGAGCAGCAGGAAGAGCCGAAGCTATCCGTCGCCAACCTGAACGGAGTCGTCGGGTCGATGTGTGAAACGTTCGAAGATATGGTCGGCGCGAAGGTCAGGGTAATCCAGACGTATACCCGTTTCCTGGACGCGAGGAACTTCCCCGGAGGGAACCCGGAGGCTTCACCGTCTGAAGCGTACATTCAGACCTACTTCATCGATCGCAAGGACTACCTTGACGACGAGATCGCCAGCTTCGTTCTGACCAACCCGGCAGACTTCCAGGGGCTGACCATCCCTACCCGCACGATCACCGCCTTCTGTCAGTGGCAAGCGCGCGGACTGTACCGGAAAGACCCTTGCAACTACGCCGGGACAAAATACTTCGACGAGAAGGGGAACCCGGTATCAGACCCGGCACTGGACAAGTGCGGCGGATGCCTTCAGGACTGCAAGAAGCGATTCGGCGATAACGCGGTTCTTCCATTCGGCGGCTTCCCGGCGGCACAGCTAATTAACAGGTAACGACATGAAAATCACAAAGACCAATCTGGACCAGTTCATCAAGCTGGCAAAAGAGAAAGCGCCACAGGAAGCGGTGGGCTTCATCGTCATGAAGGGACGGAAACAGGTGTTCATTCCTGGGCGGAACATCGCCGACAATCCCACGGAGTTCTTCGCGATCGACCCTGACGACTACGTCGCGGCGGAACAAGAAGGCGACATCGTGGTGATCCTCCACTCCCACACCGGGGAACACGCCACGGCGATGATGTCAGACTTCGATATGTCCAGCCTGATCATGGAAGAAATCACCTTCGGGATCTACAGCGTGACGTCCGGCGAATATCTGGAACACGAACCAGTCAACCAGTCGCTTGTGGGTCGCTTCTTCTGCCTGGGTGCTACAGACTGTTATGGGCTGGTCATGGCCTGGCACAAACAGCAAGGGATCGACCTGCTGGACTTCCGCGTTCCGTATGCGTGGTGGGAACGCGGCGAACAGCTTTTCACGAAGGAGAACTTCGAGCGGGCCGGGTTCGTGGAGTCAGATCTTGTGCCTGGTGCGATGGTGGTCATGGAAGTGGCGGCGTCCGTACCGAACCATTGCGGAATCATGATCGACGAAGACCAGCTTCTTCACCATCTGCCGAAATCACTGTCAAACCGCGTAGGCTTCCACGGCTCCTATTTCCACGATAAAATGGTCTACGTGGTCAGACATAAAGACCTTCCACCTCCTGGAGAATTGAAGCCGTGGCATTAAAAACAATTCGACTCTATGGACGACTTGGCGCGCTCTTCGGGCGCGTTCATCGCCTCCACATCGAAACATGTTCCGAAGCTATCCGGGCGCTGTGCGTGACCGTTGACGGCTTCGAACAGTACCTTCGCGACAGTAAGAGCATGGGGATCAGGTTCGCGTGTTTTAAGGGGAAACGAAACGTCGGCGTGGACCAGTTAGCGCTTGGTCTGGGTGATGAAGACTTCCGCATCGCGCCAGTTCTGGCAGGGGCGAAGAAGGGCGGGGTATTCCAGACCATTCTGGGCGCTGTCATGGTAGTGGCTGGCATCGTGGCGACCTTCATCCCCGGCGCACAGGCGGCGGCCCCTTACCTTATCGCTGGCGGGATCTCCACTATGGCTGGCGGCGTCATCCAGTTGCTGACGCCACAACCGCCTGGAATGAGCCAGCGGCAGGACGCGGATAATAAACCGTCCTACGCGTTCGGGCAGCCAGTGAACACCACGGCACAGGGGAACCCAGTCGGTGCTCTCTGGGGGGAGCGTGAAATCGGTGGCGCTGTAATTGGCGCGGGCATTATTGCAAACGAAGTGAGGAACTAATGGACCAGCCTGACAACATGAAGATCATCGAAACGTCTACCGGGAAGGTAGTACGCGGCGCGAAAGGTGGCGGCGGAAGCGTCCACACGCCAAAGGAAGACCCGGACAGCCTGACAAGCCTGGCTGTCGTTCGTATGCTTCTGGCTCTTGGGGAAGGTGAGTTCGAGTCGTTCGGCGCTGATGACCTGAAGAAGCGCGTCATGCTGAACGGAACGCCGATCATGAACGCTGACGGGACGTATAACTTCAATGACGTCGTGATCGATTACCGCCCAGGAACATCTGGTCAATCCCATATTGCAGGGATGCCAGCGGTCGAGTCTGAAACAGGTGTCGGTGTGGACCTGAAGGCCACGAACGAATGGACCCAGGCGCTGACAAACACGTCAGTAGACGCTGTGCGCGTTCGAATCGGCTTCCCTACCCTTCTACAGCAGAAATCAAACGGGGACCGTGTAGGCTCTCGCATCGACTACACGATCTTTATCCGCAATCTGTCCGGCGGTGAGCTGTGGAAGAAGGACTTCAGCGCGATCGGCAAGACCACAACGCTGTATGAACGCGACCATCGAATCGACCTTCCACCATCACAGACAGGGTGGATCGTGGCTGTGCGTCGTAACACAGCAGATAGCACAGACAGCAACCTGGTTAATCCGACCAAAATCCAGGCTTACACAGAGATCGTGGACCTTAAGCTGTCCTACCCTAACACCGCGCTTTTGTACGTGGAGTTTAACGCGAAGCTTTTCCAGTCCATCCCGAAAGTGTCCATTAAGGCGAAGGGCCGCAAAATCCGCATCCCTCAGAACTATGACCCGATCGCGCGGACGTATAACGGTTCGTGGGACGGCTCTTTCAAATGGGCATGGAGCAATAACCCCGCGTGGGTCTTCTTCGACTGTGC